GATGCAGCAGCTAATTTTACTTCAGATCCTAATGTACCTACAGGTCTTGTAATCACACCTACTACAGGATCAGATGGTAATGGACCTTATTTCTTAGCAGAGAACATAGACCTTTCACATGCAGATGTGAAAACTAAAGTTATTGTAGGGTATACATTTGATTATGATATAACTTTACCTAAAACTTATTTCCAATTAGATCAAGGTATAGCAGATTATACATCTAAATTAACTATAGCTAGAATGAAATTATCAGTTGGTAGATCTAGTACTGTTGGTTTTAAAATGACTGCAGGTGGTTTACGTGGTAAGTATAAAGATTTTGAAGCTGATGGTACTACTACTGTATACACTTTACCATTTGAAGTGCAAGATAAAAGTGATGTTAAAGTAAAATTAGATGGTACTAATACAACTGACTTTACAATAGAAACACCCGGTAGTGTTACTATCAGTGGTTCTGCAGTTGAAGTACCTGTTAAAGTTACTATGGGTTCAGCACCTGCTACAACAACATTCCATAATATTGCATCTGGAGGTGTAGGTACCGGCTATTCTAATGCTAGTAACGTAGCTACTACAGGTGGTAGTGGTACAGGTTTGTTGTTAAATACAACTACAGCTGGAGGTAAGGTGACCTCAGTTACAGTTGCTGACGCAGGTTCAGGGTATAAATTAGAAGAAGAAATAACTATAACTGGTGGTGGTGGTAATGCAAAACTTAATATAAAAACATTACCAGTTCAAATTAAAATATATGAAGATAATTGGTATGATATACAACCAGTACAAGAAGCTAATCAATACATAGCTAGTGATGTACCTTTTGTAGATCAAGCTG